TGTACTGCCAAGCGCAGAACGCTTTGCCCACATCGACAAGGTAAAAATATCTTGATCTGTTGGTGTGCCGAAAGTGGCGCCTAAGTAGGCACTGTCACTACTGTTAAAACGCAAACTGCGCTCAATGGCATAACCTTCAGGCTCCGCCGCAAGGGAAGCCATCATCATTGGATGCGCTGAACCTGGAATTGCCATTGGAAACTACAGAGAAACGAAAACGATGCTGGACAAATATTAACCGACGTTTGTCAGCAATTGAGCTGTAATGCCAGTAGTTGTGTGTGCGTAATAAACCAATAGATCAGCCGCACCACTGGTCGTCGTATTGTTCGGAGGGGAGCCACCAGGGAACTGCCAATTCCCGCTATAGCTCACCGTATAGCTACCACCCTGCTCAATACGAATGGCACCACTTTGACCACTTGCAACGCCGCTCGGGAATGCAATAGTAGTAGTGCCAGACAGTGTCATCGTGAAGTTGTTGGCAGCAGAAAAATCAGGCGTCACAACACCACTACCAGCTAATGCAACCACTGCACCGCGCTGAGCTTTGGTGAAAGTTTGAGCTGTATCAAACTCTGCATAACCACTCAACGTGGAACCCGTGGGAACAGTAATTGGCCCCGTAAACGTAGCTCCAGACAGAGCTGCCACTGAAGACAGGTCCACCCTCGCTGCATCGAACTGCACTGTGCCACCACTGTTGATGACTGTAATCACCTCATCGGCAGTCAAGTCATCTGGATTGCCGCTGCTAATGGCGCCCTTAATTGTCAAGGCGTCCATGTTTGCAAGCTTTGCATTATCCACTGCATCATCTGCAATGCTGGTGTCCACAAGAGTGGTAAACACCAATGCCGTGCTGTCTAGCGTTGGATTTTGAACGGTTTGCACAAATTGCTTGCTGCCATTTGTGCTTCCACTCAACACGAAGCAGAAAGATCCCGCTTCGGCTTCGGAGCCAGTATTGAAATCAGCAGAACGAGTGAATACTGCCGCAACACCAGACGCGCCAACAGTGGTCACGTCATAAATGCCATTTTCCGAGCCAGTAGTCTGATCCTTAACCAGAAAGCGCTCACCACTGGTCGTAACAGCAATGCCGTCAATAGAAATGGCCCCCGTAGAACCTAGCGTGAGCGTCTGAGCAACATTGTCATAAGTGGCCGAAAGATTGCCTGTGGTGGCAGCAAGCACTGCCTCCTTAACCACTAGACCTTGAGCCACACTATCCGTGTAAGCCTTAGTTGCTACGTCATTAGAAGAAATTGGCGCACCAACATTAGTCAGTCGAACAGCATTGAAATTGACATTGTTCGTTGCAGCATTCAGAACATTATCAGCATTAACATCAATTGCAACATCATTAGAAATTGTTGAAACTGCAATTTTGTTAGTTGCTGCTCGAATACCCTTCAGCTCAGAGCGGTATTCATTACTAACAAGCGTGCTTTGGTTGACAACCAAGCTTTCACCAACAGTTGCTACGTCTGCAACATATTTCAAGCCACCAAGATTTTGCAGTGCATCTTGAGAAGTGGTGCCAGCCGTGCCGCCTTGACTAATTGACAATGCAGTGGTTAAACCACTAATTGCAGTAATGTCACTATTAACGCCAGCTTTTGCAGCACCAAGATTCGCTCGTGCTCCAGACGCTGTCGTTGAATTTGTGCCACCTTGAGCCAATGCAAGGGGGGAAGTGATGGCGAGATCATTAATGTTAATCTGTGATGGATCAACATCAATTGCAATCGAATTGCCACTATCGTCTAATGCCAAGTCAATCCTGGCACTTCCTTCTTTCAGTGGACGGAATTGTAGATTCTGAGTGCCATCACCAGCATCGCTACTGGAAGCGAACACGCCATAGGACGTGCCGCTGGCAGATAAATTACTGCCGCTAGATACTGCCGTGGTGCTAACCGTCAAGTCAACACGATTGCCAGACGGATTGTCAACACCGCTTAAAGTGATGCTGGCTCCAGGAATGAAGTTAAGCTCGCGGCGAGTGCCGATATTGCCAGCGCCAGCACCAGACGAAACAATCGTTTGTTGAACTGTACTGTCAGCAATTACAGACAGTGTGAGAGTATTTCCAGAATCGTCATAAACAGCATTGATGCCAGTGCCTGCAGTCACCAGCAAATCAATCATATCCTGAAGACTCTCCTTCAAATCGGCGTAGGAGATCTTCTTCGTTACAGACAGCGAGGGGTTGGTTGTATTGTCAACAATGACAAACACGTCATCATTGTTTGGAGTGACCAGCGATACAAGGTCAGTGATTAGTTTGTTTTGGGCCATGGATTAAGACGCTCCGCTGACTTTGACCGCTTTGAATACTGGAATTGTAGCGCTATTGCTGCTCTCTCTCGACCAAAAGAAAGGTCGCAATGTAGAAAGAGTGGTGCCATTAAATGTGTGAATATTGACGGCGTTCCTTGCAACAGTGACAACGCCAGTGTTGCCATCTCTTTTCACCTCGAACACGTCGTCACTTTCTAGGTAGATAGGACCAGTGTTTGTCGTAATATCCACTTCATTGCCCACTCCAGAAATGGCCGCCTCTCGAGAAGTGGCAAGCAGGAATTGATCTGTGCCAGATGGAATGACGTAGTAAGTTTGATCGAGTTGGAGCGGACTTGGCGGGTCGCCGCTAACAATCACCACTGCATCGCCTGCTGTAACCATGTGAAGTGGAATCAAACGTATTGTTGATGATGCTCGCACCACTGGCAGTGCGATTTTTCGCCACAGTTGCGATTGATTGCCCTTCAGCCGCAACATTCACAACTCCGCCATTTCCATAGCTTTCAGCCACGCTTACGGCATATACGCCATAAGTGATGCCATCATCCTTCAGCTCATTAGCAGCTCGCCATGTCGAAACCGTCGAGATGTTAGTGCTGGTAGCAAGGCCAATAGCCGTAGTACCTACAGTATTGCCACTCACCGCCACGTCAAACATGTCGGGGGAAATCTTGAATGACAAAGTGCCGACTCGGGGATCCTGCGTGGGATTTTGCAGAATCTGCGTGCCTAGACAAAATGAATAGGCGCGGTCTTCCAATTCGGTTGGAAGACCGCTGGCTGTCAGATTGACAATAGAACTTCCGTCCGCCATGCTTATCGCAGTCCGTAGTTAAGGAACGCCCTCACTTCAGGCGCTGGACTTATCACATTATAGGTGTTAGTCGTCGAACAATTGTATGTCCTCATCCATTCGGCATCTTTCTCGTCAAGAGTGGTGGTCAACAATGAATCAACCACTCGACGAGCTGCAATTACAACAATGCCTTGGTCAATCGGACGAGCCCTTGATGCCACTGCATTGGAAATAATCAAGTCGTAATATGCTGTTCCATAAAATGGCGCCACGATGCCATCAGCGGCGTAATCGTTATACAACGAACCCCCAAAAGTTTCAGACAGTGTCAGTGTCGTATTGGAGGGGGCTGTAAGCACATAAAACGTGCGAGTGCCAATGACAAAACGGAAGCCGGCTTCAAGCGTATGCTTGCGATTGGTGGTGATCAGCCCCGCACCACTGATGTTGGTAATTTGAATGTTTTCATTATTAACTGGGAAGTCGAACTTACTGTCATATTCAGTGGTAATTGATTCGCGAACCAAATCGTAAATTTTGGTCAGATCAATGCTGACGGGCTTGTTTGCTGCAGCGAAAAACGTGCTCAGCTCCTTACCATTAACGGTCCTTCGCAGCAGGAAATTCCCCTCAAGCGTGCCCATATCCGTCAAGGTGTAAAGATCCTCAATCGCCAGCGGCAATTCTTCAGGTTCTTCAGTGACAAGCTGCACGTCAGGATTAGTTCCATCAGGACCAAGCAGGAATGCTTCCGCTAGTCCATATCCACCATCACTATCTTGAGGCAATGTACCATTAATATGACCAACACTTTCTTCCATTGAAGAAAACACTGGATCGCGAATAACCACTAGTTCTGTTGCACTATTGGTTAAAACATTCAAAGATTTAGGGAGACCCTGTAAGATGTTTAGGATGTTATTTTCAGCGAATTCCTTAGCGCGAATCGCAAACACTGGATGCAAGTGAGCGGGCTCTGAACCATTCAATGCAGGACCAATGTCCCTTCCTGCTGTCAAATCAGCCCCGTAAATTTCCGCTTTTTCCGTTTCACCGCCATCAACTTGCAAACTCAAGCCATACTTGACGATAAATTGCGGCTCAACAAGATAACCAGTGTTTGTAATTTCAATGGTAAAAGGCAGCACGGGCGTGCCCAAGCTCGGGGCATCAAGCGTGTCGGGGATAAGCATTTCATGGACAAGCACCCAGCGGCCCCTGGGAATGCTCCGAACGGTCTCGGGCACGTCAGTGGCCTCGTCCACCACAAATGCATAGAACCGTGCTGATGAGGCGCCATACCAGCCCCATTCAACCAGATACATGCAGTTCTGAGTGAAGTCAATAGTCGCGCCACTGCCGCCATTTCCGTCAAGCTTGTCGCCATTGAATTGGCTGCGCGGCACCAACACTTCTTTAACAAGTCCGTTGCCAGAAGAACGACGATGCACAAGCATGAAATCATCGCCCTCTCCTCCGGCTTTTATGCGGAAGAAAAAGCCATCCTGAGCATCGCCAATTCCCCAAGTTTTTTCGCAAGCCGGCAACTCAGCCAAGCTCATTTGCAGGCAAACCGACGAGCGAATGACACGACCGGTCTGATAGCGGAAGCGTTTTCGCGTGGCAATACGCACTCGCTGAAAACCGCCTTCAGACTTCGCCAGTTCAATTTTTACAGCCTGACGATCAAAATCATGCCGAATGTAACCGGTGGGAATTGGTGAATAATTAACGCCTACATTTTCTAACTGTGCCCATTTGGCACTCTCTTCACCATCCTCACCACTTTCATTTAGCCCTTGAACCTCAGCAATATAAACATCCTCTCTATATGCATAATCGTCCGTGTAATTAAAAAGGCTTACAGCCTCTTCCGCACGAGAATTGTTAAGAATGTCCGTCCTGATTTCAGAAGGCTTCTCTTTATGAATAACAATTGGCAAATATGCGCCTTTGTATGGCACAACAATTGGGATGCCGCTAGCGGAAAGCGCCTGACTGACAGGGAAATCCCCCGCTTCCTGTAGCGTGGTGCCTTGATTGGCACCACTAGCTACAACGTATTCCTTTTGCCCTACTTCATGCGGAAGCTGGTAATAAGCCATTCTTCAAATTAGCGTTCGCCCCAAGTGATGGAGCCATTAATAGTGTTGCCACTATCGGCAACACTTTCAGCAACAAGCGTGAGCACATCCCCGGCAGTTCCGCCGCTATTGGAAATGGGCCGAGTGAGGAATTCGCGGTTGTAACGGAAAATCTCCTGGAGAACAATGTTTTGACCATCGTCATCGCCAGAGAAGAATGTAGCAACAGTGCTACCGCCAGTAATACCAGTGGCAGTGGTGTTGTATTCAATTGCTGAAAGCTGAGCAGTGGAGGTGAAATTAGCAGTGTCTGCCGCAGGATCAACGCTGCTACCTCCAATGTCAAGCGCTGCAGGATTCTTGATTAGAGAAAACTTCGCTCGATATTGAGAGGAAAGGTTGAGCATTAGAGGCACAACCCTCATGATATTTGTTTTACTATTACCATCCGCATTAGTAATGTTTTCCTTGCAACGGATGCTCAACAGGGGACGAGCCGTGCCAGGATCAAGCGATGCAGGAGCGCCTGGCTGAGAGAAAATGTCATACTTACTGGCATCGCCACCATCAATCTCGGCCTTGGTGCCGTAAATCTTCAGGAATACCGCCTGAGGAAGACTGCCGGTCTTTGTGACGCGGAACGTCAATGGCAGATTCGGATTGCCCAAGCTCGGGAAGGGCAGTCGATCACAAGTGTTAAGTTGAGTAATCGTCACCCAACGTGCTTGTTTAGCTGTATCACCAGCAGGAAGGTTTTCATCCACTGGCACATAGGCCATCAAACGTGCCGCAGAGCCGCCATACCAGCCCATCTGGATGCGGAACATCGTCACATTGGACAAGCTCAGCGTATGGACGCTAGGGCTAACGCCATCAAGCTTGTCGCCATTGAAAACAGTGCGAGGCACAATCTCTTCCATCACGGAAGGATCGCTGTCTAGCACTTTGTATCGATAGCCGTTGTACAGACTATTGGGATCAGTGACAGTGAAGTCCGTGGAGCCCACAGGGGCTCCATGATTCTGCGGGCTCTCTCCAGAATTTGTGCGGCGAACAAAGAACAATTCATTGCCGATAATGCGAATGATATAGCCATTTTTATCGTCCCAAATGCCAAACTCAATAGTCGCATTGGTGTCTCTCAGCATCGACACACCGAAGCTCACATCCGTGATGCGACCAGTCTGATACGGAAACACCAACCGGCTTTGCATTTGAGCAACAGTGCCGTTCGTAGCGTTCGTATTAATTAAAAGCTGGGCCCCGCTTTCCAGAGGAAGGTGCGTGACTGTTGAATAGTCGGGAGTGCCTGTATCGTTCGCAGTGGTCTTCCACGCTTTCGGATCAATGGCAAGAATATTAGTGGAATCCCACAATTGCAGACTGCTCTGCACACGAGGATTACCCAGCAAATCATCGTGCACCTCAGAAGGTGCACTCAGATTGTCAAGAATAGGGACGGGCGTTTGATCGCTGGCAATAACCACTGGCAGCGAGTTTGCCATCGTGGCCTGACCAGCAGGAATTGGCTCTGACCGGCCAACTGTTACTACCTGTTTTCCTTCTTCAATGTCAGGCATGATTCCTTAGATGGAGGTGATTCGAGGCTTAACTTGTAGCGTGCCCAATACAATCGTATCCTCCTTAAGTACATTCAACGTGCCACCAGAGGCCGTGGAACTGTAATTTGGAGTGCCGCCACTGCCAGGCACAATTTCAAACACTGTTTCTGAAACAATGTTCAGAGTGTTTGTTGTGTACGTCTGATTGTAGCCACTCACAGACGCGCCAGCGATACGAATGATGTCTTGAGACGATAAATTGTGACGCCCGCTAGTCGTCACTCTAATGCGATATTGGTTCAACCCGGCATCAATTACCGTTCCAGAAGTGATAGAAGCAATACCACTTCCTTCCGCAACATAAAACAACTCTTTCAAGTCCCATAAAAACACCGCATCAGCGTCAATAGGATCCGCTGCCTGCCGTCCCACGTCATAAGACAAGCCACGCTCTGTATAGCCAAGTCCCACATTGCGAGCAAGCGCTTCTGTCTGAGAGGAGGTCAGAGCAAGCTTCAAATGGCCAGTAGTAGTGAGCTTGGTAATACCAAAGCTGTCCACTACAGACGACGCGCCAAACGTGGATTTAATTTGAGCCAAAAGTTCAGAGCTTGAAAAATCACGAGGACTCCCAATTGGCTTTTGGAAGGCAAGATACAGCTCGTCAAAACTGTCACCCTCTCGCACTGTTAAATTAATGCTTTCCATTAGCCGTCAATCAGGCGATCCAAGTTGGCAATCAACTCACGACGCAACGAAGAAGCTGAACGCTGGGGTTGCTTTAGCTCTTCAATACGAGCAAGAAGATGTTGCTTTTCAATCCTAAGTCTATCCACTTCTGCCTGCAAGTTTGCGAGATGAGTTGAAGCCGAAACACCAGCTTCCGCTTGCTCTTTCAGTTTTTGATTTTCCTCTTGAAGCAAAATAACTTCACGCCTTGCATTTGACAAAATCTGCCTTGCATCTTCGGCTACCACTCGACGTTCTACAATCTTCTCTTCCACTTGTGGAGTGGTGTTTGCAGCCTTACGCTGTAGCCCTCTCACCTCTGCATCAAGAGAAGCAATTTTCCCCATGGCAGACGCAGCTCGGCTTTCTGCTGCAGTGAGGCGCTGCAAAAGCTTGGCGTTTTCATTCTCGACTCTTGCGGTTTCTTCCTTTGCCTTTTGCGCCTCCACTTTTAATAGAGTCTTGTCAAGATTCTCTGTACGCTCGCTCCTGGAGCGAGCTGGCGTTGCTTGGTGCCGTATTTCATCAATATCCACCTCTTCTACCCATGGCACAATCCAGCGCTCTGAATACTCAACGGCATCTCCTTGAAACTTGTCCCTCCAGCCAACCAACCAGCATGTACCCGGAGGGTTTGGGGGGAGCGAAATGTCGACAATGCCGTCAACAATCTTGAACGAAAAACCTCGTGACGGAGCGCCCAGGTATTGGCGGGAAGGCTTTGCAAAAAGCCTTCCGTTCACCAAACCTTCGGCATTAATTAAAGTGCCAGTAATCCGAGTCATAATCAGACTTCTCGATAAGTGATCATCACTTGATAATCAGCGCCACTACTCACAACAGTGTTCAACTCCTCTCCAGAGTTGCCCTGGAACAGTCCGAGCGGATTATGCATAACCAAATTTCCCGATGCAGGAATGGGGAAATCAGGAGTGAGATCAGTGGCACTGCCAGTCTGCAGCTTCACGGTGCAACCAGTAGAAGCCGTAATCGTCAAATCAGTCACCCTCAAGCGCTTGCCACTCACTCCAGACACTACAGTCACACCTGAAGTAGTTTGCACAAATGCACTCTTCATCTCCGTAGAGAAGAGATCGTGCTGCATTGTGTAAGGAGTGGCGGTCGTGCCAAGCCCAACCGCCCTTACATAAGCCGAGTTACCCGCAGCGTCAAGTCCAAAAAGAGCCATGAGTCAAATAATCAGAAACAACAGACGTTGAGATCTTACTTCAACTCCAGATGGTAGTCTTGCAAATGCTGCCGAAGAGAAATCAAATCTCAATGGTGAAGCAATTGCCGTGGCTCCCTGAGAGTATGCAGATTGCCTGCCGTCAACACCGATTGTAGCTACACGCACGCGATATGACGAGTAAATGGTGTAATCCTGGCTTGGAACCAATACATATGTTTCGGGAACTGTTCCTAATTCATCAAAACGATTGTCCTCGATATTGAATAACTGCGCCTTAAACCGAGAAACCAACGGATGATTCACCGGGTCATTCCAGGCGACAAAAGGATATATAGTCCGAAAAGTCGAATAGGACGAATAGCGCGGGTAGTCCCAGTTTGCTTCTACTTGTGTTGTCATGTCATCCTATTTCAAAGCGAATTCCACCTGCATTTACTGTAGGAAGAGCGTTGACGCGAGCGACGGATGCCGGTTGGGTTTGCAATGCCGTAAGACTTTCAATCTGATCATATTTTGCGGCATTGTGACTAACTGCAAGCACAGTAACGGTGCCATCCTCCCCCTCGTTGCACCCAATCACTCGATATTGCCTAACACTTTCCACTCCATTGTCCTCCTTGAGCACCCACGGGGTGCCAATGTCAGGATCGTTAGAGAATCCAGGATTGACCGTGAGTTGAGTTCTGTTGTTACCAGCAACCGTGCTAACTGGACGCCCCTCCATGACGCCAGAAACCAATGCAAACAAAAGATAGGCTCTGCCTGGAGCCAAGTTGACAGGTCTATCTAGAAAGATACTAATCTGATAGGAATTTTCCCCAATGTATCCAGCCGCTAATCCTGGTGTCTTACTTGGGTCTCCAATTTCAATAATTTCGCCCGGAAGCAAAAAGAAGCCTTCCGCTGCCACCTTAAAAGTAACAGTTTCAGTTTCAGTTAAATTAGTAACCAAATTCCATCGACCAATGCGTTGAGCCTGCCCTTGGGATGTGCATCCAAAAGCCCTTATCTCCATCTCGCGATAGCCATATTTTTCGATAGCGCTCGCATCCTCAACATATTCAACCTTGGTTCGATATAAGTCGTTCGGATCATTCCAGGATACGAGGCAAACTGTCTTCCTGGCTTTTCTCCCGGTGCCTTCATAGCTGAATGGTGGAGCCGTGAGCCTTCCCTGGTCGTCCACTTCTTGAATAACATTGGCGGGCGTAAATACTTTCACCGCACTACCCGGATTATCTTGTGTCGCAACAATTGTGCCTTGATGGTAATAAAGCATCCCGCGAAAAGTTGCCGCAATTGAATTCAGTACGTCATAAGCCTCACCACGATTATTGATGTGACCATTGAATACAAAACGACGCTCTTGTCCACCCCTTCCATCGCTAACTAGCTCATCGCAATATTTTGCAATGTCGTACAAGGCGAATTTATCCACATCAGACGCATTAATAAAGTCGCCACAGCCATAGCGATCATTGGTCAACAAGTCATAAAACACCCACGCAGGATTGTTGCTGTACGCAGTCTTGAACAGGCCATTCCAGGTGCCGCTGTAAGCATTTTGCCCATCTGTGTCAACATCTTCGGGCCTGTAATTATTGGGCACTTGTATCTTGAGCCCCTTCACATGAACGCTCACTCTCGGAATTGAAGAGAATTGTTCTGCCTTGAATTTCATCCCCATTACTGCTGTCATGGGATAGGAGAATTTTGAATCAACAATTCCAACAATTGCCTTGAAATAAAAATCGTTAACCTTAGCGACGGTATCAGAATCGTCGGTCAACCTCTCGACTTTTACGCTCCACGGACCCGTTCCTGATAGCACATAAGAATGCTCTTTCTCGAATGGACCACGCGATTTACCACTGATATTAGGCTGGTCACTTATGATTGGACTCCCTGATATTGAATCGCTAATTGTAATTCTGTAATCAACTTTGTCTCCAGTAATGTCACCATCGTCCTGCACTTGATATAACGCAGACACGCCAACCCTCACTCTCAGTCGAGACAGATCATTGCGAGTGGTAGTGGCAGATGTCCCCCCTTGGTCTTTGGTTACCTTCACTCCTATTGTTTGCTCGATCTCCACATCATCAAACCCATCACCCAAGGGGGACTGGTCATTCGTCCCCCGTCTGATGTCCGTAATTTTTATTTCATCGCCAAAATTATCAGTGCCATTATCACTTTGAACTTGCGTGTCATTTAGATAGACACTTTGTTTTTTTGTTCTTGCATAACCCTCTATTTCACCTTCACAGACAGCCACCATTACTGCCGCTTCGGAAGTGCTAAATAAAGTGTCATCTTCCTCTTCGGGGGCATCTCCGCCGCCGCCGCCGCCTTTGCCTCCACCTGCGCCGCTGATTTTCCATTGGTCATGTTGTTCTTGTGAAATCATGATTATGCGGGCAGGGCACTAATAGAAGAAGAGATTACTAAAGGAGCGCCAGCTAAATATTCACCATAAATCAATGGCACCGGAAAACCCTGGGTGGTCAGCTCTGCTGCCCTGTCAAACATGAAACTTTCCTTCTTGGCAGCATCGCTCTTGGGCGTGGGCACGGGTGGCGTGAGCAGGGCTCCAATACCAGTGGCAATAAGGCTTAAACCAATGCCAAATAACGCAGTACTACCAATACCAGCAACACCACCAGCAAAGGCGGCACCCATTCCGGCAAATGCAGTGCCGGCGCCGAAACTCACGAACGATAAACCCACCAAAGCCACACCAAGCAAAATCTTACCCGTAGCACCACCACTTCCAGTGATTACTGGCGCGATGACTAAACGCTCGCATCCCATGGTCAAGTGATCGTAATCAATCCCCTCTGGCTCTTTCGTGACCAACTTAAAACCAATCCCATTCTCATGAGCCTGAATCAAATACTCCCTGAATCCTTGTATTTGGCGACACAATGCCGAAATGATGTCACGGGGATTTCGCACATAAAATTCGTACTCTCGGCCAAATACCCTGCCAAGCTCTCCCAATATTTTTACCTTGACAAGACGGTCTTCCATGATCAAATCAAGTCCTTATGACGTAATACTTTAGCTGTGTACCTGCGCCAATAGCTGCCAAACGTAGTTAGCTGGGATTTTCTCCCTACCACTTGATGATAAAAAGAACAACCATCGCCAGACATAACTCCCACATGGTTCGGAGAAGGAGATCCGATTTGCATAAGAATCATGTCTCCCTTCCGCCACGGCTCTTGAGCCTCTTGGAAGCCCTGCGCGGCATAATTCCGCTCAAACATGCGCCATCCACCAATATTCCATTCTCCTTCTATTCCACGATCAAAATCGTCAAGATGAATATCAAACTCTCGGCGATAAAAATCTCTCAGTAAAGAATAGCAGTCGTAAATTCCATACAGCCACTCTCTCCCGACATAGGGAGCATCACCACTCGGATCGCCATACCACCAGTTTTTTGTTTTTGTACTGTAAACAAGCCATGGCAAACCACTTTGTTTGCAGGCTTTAATGTCATGCGGAGAAAACCGCTCGAAGCCATTTGTGTGAGAATGGTATACGCATTGAATGTCGCCTTGCTCTTCCGCTAAAGCGTAATCTTCTGCAGAAATTGCAAAGTTAACTGTAGGATTTGGGTGGGAGTTGGCGCATGGCACCACTCGACCATTAACAACGAATCCGCATGCTTCCTCTGGCGCACGCTTGTCGCAGTCAGCGACCAATTCAATAAGCAATTCTCTGTCAAGCATCACACATCCCTCGTCAAATTAGAGCCCGGAAAGGCTCCATAAGGAAGGTTTGACGTGCCAAATCGCAACTGGCAGCTAGTCAAGCGCTTCCCGCACACATCAAAGTTGTCCGACAAATTACTCCTCTCCGAAGAAGTTAAGCCATTCCAGGCCGAATTCCATGCACTGTAAGCACTGTTTTTCTCGCTCAAAGCATTTGCTTCTGCATTGACAGCATTATTGTATTCAGTGGTCCTATTGTTGCAATTGTTCACATTGTTGGCATCAAAAGCGTCAACCTCGCGAAGTTCAAAATCCAAGTCTTGAGCATCATCCGTGTCTGTAGACGTATATTCAAACAAGCCCTCATCTTCTTCGAGGTCGGCAACTCCGCCGCCAAATTCTCCTTGCAAAAAACCAATAAATAAATGACCAGTAATTCCCTCCACCCTAAATCCCACCGAAAGATTCCCAGGGCTCGTCACATCAAAGTAATAGCCATTACTGTCATCACGCACTTCCCACCCCCGCGAAACCACACTTTCAGGACTTAGTGACCTTGAGCTTGCCTTGTAATTGGGATTGCCGTAAACACTACTGCCGTTGACAACAATGGCGTAAGTTATTCCATTTTTTACCAATGCAAATGTAACATCACTAAGTGGATATGTATCATCTCGATCCCCCGAATCAATAAAACCCGACGTTGTGGTTTCTACATTATCACAAGCATTAGTCTTTCTTGCGCTTGCTAAATTCTTAGCGGCAACAGCATTGTCGTAAGCAGTCGACTTAACCTTGTAATCGTTTAATTTGTTTAAGTAATTTTGCTCGTTGGAGTTAAAATTGTTATAAGCGGCACTACCTGCTTGCGGTACTGCATCAAACACATCTCCTACCGGGCGACCGTCAAACTGGCTTGCTCTACCATTGCCGTAACCACAAATCTCCCCTCGATACTCCCACAAACAATGGTTGTGAGTGACAATTCTCTTGGGAATCTGTAGACCCTCCAGATCCAGTGGACTTGCTAGCTGGAATGTGATCGACATGCTATTCTCTGACACCTTTCTCTCGATGTAATAGATGTCAGTAGGAAATGACTTTGTAATATCAACAGTCGGGAAATTGCCAAGATACTTCGCAAGTGTACGGCGTCTATATACTTTCACGCCAACAAGATCATCAAGCGTATCAAGTAAGCCAGAGATTGTTCCAAAAATATTAGAAATTTGCAATTGAGGCTGAGGGATTTGCCCTTTTGTTGTTCGATCAAATCCAGTGGCAATAATAGGAATCGGCTCGTATTCAACTTGCTGATAAGGCCCCATGGATCCGGGTATGTATTCCGTATTCAACCACAGCGGCTTTTCGCCTGTCTGAAAAGAGCTATTAAAGTTGACATTAGTATTTGCGCTTGGAATGACAAAGTTGGTGAAATAAAACCGCTCGGTTCCGCTCACATTCGGCAAAACCCTCAAGTCAAATTCAAACAGCTCTACGACAGCGTCATAAAAACCTGCCTGTACTTCAACCTCTAGCGTCATGATCTAATGTCGTAAATTTGTTTGGCCGAAAAGCTGATAACATTACGCTTTTCCGCGTCTCCAATTATTTCCCAGCTCCACTCGTTGGGATCAAGACGATATCTGTAAACGATATCGTCTTGGGGGAAACGCGCATAAAAGAAGTCTCCGTTGAGATCAGTGAAGAAATCATCAAAAAACGTCGCCTCCGCATCAGTCAATGGACGAGTGCGAACGTCATATCTATGGATGGAATTATTCACACCATCGGGAGTAACCTGCTCGTAGCCATCGCCAAGCTGGAAACGACGCACTCGTTGAATGCGTCTGCGAGTGAGCCCCTGCTCGAGAAAATCAAACGGATCAACAAAAGGATCCGTGGGGACTGCATTGAAATCAAAGAGGATTGGTTGTGCCATTGTTAGCGCTTAGTGCCGATCATTCCACCGGGTTGCATTTCCCGCATGATCACTTGTTTCACGGCTCCCTCCAGATTACGAGCGAGATCATTGCCTTGAGAGCCTGAAGTCCTGGAGGACGCCTGGCCGTTGTTCACATTAACTGTAATGTTAGTGGCAATATTATTACCAGCGCCGCCTCCTATCTCTACTGGGATGGACTTGCCGTTCGGCAAAGGAACAATCGCTTCGTTAAAACGACCTTCGCCCACCATCGCCATGGTCGGCCCCTTAACGATGCCGCCGGTAGCAAAGCCTGGAACAAGAGAAGGCAGGCCGCCACCGCCAGAAGCGCTCACAACACCACCTTCGGCCATGCCTGGGAACAAGCCCTTCATTACTTGCAGCATTGCCCATTTGGCCAGCATTTGCATCACCATGTCAGCAAACATCTTGCCGATGTTCGAGAAGGCGGTGCCTAGCCCTTCAGAGAGGGATGTGGTGCCCTGAAGGATACCGCTAAATGCAGTGCCGAATTCACCGGCAATGCCATCGGCTACAGATACTGCCATGCCCTGGAAGTCTTTAAGCTCTTTTTCTGTATTCTTGATCCAGTCTGAAATCTTACCTTTACCTCCCTTGAAGACATCCGCTCTCACAGAAGCTTCCGCAGCGCCAGCCGCCTCTGGAGTTATCTTTCCTTCATTTCTCAATCTCGCGATTTCCTTCAGTCTGTCGACTTGAGACTGCAGGTGCTTAGCTCTGTCATACTCTTCCTGCGTAATCCTGCCCGATGCCAAATCCGACTCAAGCATGATGTCCTGAATTCTTCGACGCGCACTCTCTTCTTCCGACAACCTCTCAACCAGTTTCTCCATTTCCCTTTTGGTCACATCGGCCTTTTTCTTCGTCGCTTCAAGTCGAGCATCTTCGATGTCTTGGATTTTCTCGGCAGTGCCTTGATCACTCTCTTTGATTCGTTGTATCTCAAGGGC